CATCCCAGCGTATCATACGACCTGCGCTCCAGCGATGACTGGAAGGATGTGCACAAGTATGCCGCCACCACCGAGATCTTCAACGGCGAAATCGGCGAACTGCACGGCGTGCGCTTCATCGAGACCACCAACGCCAAGGTTACCAGCCAGACCGTTTCCGACGGCACCGCAATGGTATATTCCACCCTGTTCCTGGGCAAGGATGCCTACGGCATCGTAAACCCCGAGGGCGGCGCAATGGAAATGATCGTGAAGGACAAGGGCACCATCGGCGGCCCCCTGGAACAGTACAGCACCGCAGGCTACAAGTTTGAGGATTGCACCAAGATTCTCTACGAAGAGCGCATGCTGCGCGTTGAAAGCTGTTCTGCCTTCTCCAAGGTAGACCAGGCCAACTAACCGACTCACGGGCGGGGCAAACGCCCCGCCTGATTTTTTGAAGGAGGATTCAACATGGCAAATGCAAAGAACCCCATGGAGATCATGGAAACCGTATTCATTCCCAAGGAAAGCGGCGAAGAACCCCAGAAGTTCGTGAGCCTGAACGGCAGGACCTGGCTGATTCCCAGAGGCAAGCAGGTTGAAGTGCCCCGCCCTGTGGCTGCGATTATCCGCGCCAGCCAGATGACCAGGGATGCTGCAGACGAATTCAGGGAGGCAGAGCAGGCCAAGATGAAGGTTATTCAGGGCGCACCGTAAGCAACAATGAAGAGGCAGATTACAAGCAGGACGGGTTCTCTGTCCTGCTTTTTTGAAAGGAGGGGCGCAGATGACTGTGCGAGAAGCGATTCAACGGGTGGATGCGATTAAGCCCAACCGCTTCAAAGAGGAACAGAAGATTGCATGGCTTGGCAATCTGGAAGGCCAGATATTCAATGAACTGGTTGTGACCCATGAGAACTGGGAGGAGATACGCCCGGTGGAATTCACGCCGAACATGGACCAGATGCACCGGCTGATAGCCCCGCATCCGTATGACGATGTATACCTGCTGTACCTTCAGAGCCAGATCGATTTGGGCAATATGGAAATTGCCAAGTACAATTCCACCCGAACCCTGTACAACAATGCATACCAGACGCTGGTGGATTACTGGAACAGAACGCACATGCCGGTATCGGCAGTGACGCACTTCCAGCTGTAAGGAGGGCGCACATGGCATATCTACCGGGCCTTCAGGAAACGGCCACCAGCAGGATACTGACGGAGGTTTTTTCCGGGTACGACCACAACCTGAAGATTGCCGAGGGCGCGTGGTTTGAAGAGGAAAACCTGTCCAGCGACAGCTACCCCCTGTTTTCGCCCCGCAAGCGGCGCGGCATCATGCAGCAGCTGAACAACCCGCAGGGCATTATTTCCAAGGATGCACTGGCGTATGTGGACGGCAGCAGGCTGTATTACAACGGTTACCCTGTGGACGGCATTATGCTTTCCACGGATGAGGATGACTGCCCCAAGCAGATGGTGAGCATGGGTGCATACCTGTGCATCTTTCCGGATGCGGTATACGTAAACACCCAGAACCTGAGCGATGCAGGCAGCCTTGGCGCAAAATTTGTGCTTTCGGGCGGCACGATCAGACTGAGCGTATGCAGGCTGGACGGGCAGGATTACGACCTGAACGCAGCGCACATGGGTGAAACCGAACCTGCGCAGCCTGCGGACAAGGATTATTGGATTGATACCAGCAGCACGATACACGTGCTGAAGCAATACAGCGCAGCATCCGGCGTTTGGGCGCAGGTGGGCACAACCTACATCAAAATCAGTGCCAAGGGCATCGGCGGCGCATTTGACCAGTACGACGGCGTGCAGATCAGCGGCCTGCAGTACAGCGGCGATAACGAAGCCATGGCTGCGCAGGTGAAGGCGATCAACGCAACCAACGTGATCGAAGCCAGGGGCGATGATTATATCATCATAACCGGCATCATCGATCAGGCCTACGAATACACCGGCAACATTCAGGTGGAGCGCAGGATACCCAAAATGAATTTCGTGTGCGAACTGGACAACCGCCTGTGGGGCTGCTATTTCGGCATGCAGGACGGCAAGGTACTCAACGAGATTTACGCAAGCGCACTGGGCACGCCCAAGGTGTGGAACCGATTCAGGGGCATCAGCACCGACAGCTATGCGGCCAGCGTTGGATCCGACGGCTTTTTCACCGGCATGATCAGCTATCTGGGCAATGTGCTGGCCTTCAAGGAGGGCTGTATTCACAAGATATACGGCACCATGCCCAGCAATTTCCAGATCACAACGACCATTTGCCGCGGCGTGCAGAAGGGCAGCGAGCGCAGCCTGTGTGCGGTGAATGAGCGCCTGTATTACAAGAGCCGAACGGATGTTTGTGTATACGACGGCAGCCTGCCGGCAACGATTTCGGATGCACTGGCAGGACACAGTTACAGCGAAGCTGCTGCCGGGGCGCTGGGCAGCCGGTATACCATCAGCATGAAGGATGAGGCCGGTGCATGGCACATGTTCACATTTGATACTGAACGCGGCATCTGGCACAGGGAGGACGCAACCCACGCGCTGATGTTTGCCAACCTTGATGATGATCTGGTGTACATAGATGCCGACAGCAAAAAGCTGATCAGCCAGGGCGGCAAGAACGGCGAAAAGGAAGGCCGGGTGCGCTGGGATGCGATTTCGGGCATTATCGGCTACGAATACCCGGATCAGAAATACCTGAGCCGGTTCAACCTGCGGATGCGGATGAACGACGGCGATATGTGCGAGGTGCTGGTGCAGTATGACAGCGACGGAGAGTGGGAGAGCCAGGGCATCATTCGCGGCATGAACACCCAGAGCTTCACGATTCCGGTGATCCCCCGCAGGTGCGACCACATGCAGATCCGTCTGCGCGGCGTTGGCGATGTGAAGATATACTCCATCGCAAAGATACTTGAGATGGGAAGTGACAGCTGATGCCCAATGCGATCAATTTTTCGATGCCGCCGGAGCTTCGGGGAGATCCCGCAGCCCAGCTTGGCCAGATGAACAAATGGCTATTTCAGCTTACGGAGCAGCTGAACGTGGCACTGGCAATGGTGAATTCGGGCATGGGCGATGGCAGGTATATTGCGGTGCCCGGAGGCGGCAGTGATGACGGCACAGCCGATGTGAGCGAAGATCTGAAAGCCCAGATCAATGTGCAGCGCGACAGGCTGAAGGCGCTGATCATCAGCACGGCGGACATCGTGCGGTTTGAATTCGATGAAGAGATCAAGCGCATGGAATCCAACTACCTGGCCGTGAGCGAATTCGGCGAGTACAAGGAGCAGGTGAGCCGCGAGATCAGCGATACTGCCCAGGGCACGGTGGAAGCCTATGCTGCGGAGATCGGCCTTGAGAGCTACATCGAGGACAGCAGCATACTGAAGGAATGGCAGGCGGAGACCAGCGGCTATATCAAGCGTGGCTTCATTTACCGCAATGAAGAGGATGTGCCGATACTGGGCATTGCCATCGGGCAGGACATCAAAACATCTGCCGAACTGGTGGACGGCCAGCAGGTGATTGAAGTGAGCAACCAGAACATGGGCTTTTTCACTTCCGAAGGGCTGGAATTCTATGTAAACGGCCAGCGCGTGGCATTTTTCAGGAACGATGCGGCTGAAATGAAGAATGCCAGCATATCCGGCCGCTTGCGCATCGGCAACTGGGAATTCAACCCCGTGGGCGGACTTGAGATCAGCTGGATAGGCGGTGAATAACAATGGGTGAATACACAAGGACATACACGGTTACGGGCTATCCAAACAGCAACAACCCCAGAACCGTGCCATTCAGCAAGTTTTCTGCCGAGGGTGATTTCACCCATGAGATGAAGCAGATCCTGAAGATTGAATACAGGCACTGGCATACATCCACGAACGCCCCGGTATGGGCGCTGCGCGGCCAGCTGGTGCTTGCGGACGGCAGGACATTTGAGAGTGATACGCATTCCCACGCATTCAACCATGACGAATACGAATATGTGAACTACTTCACGGGCAGCCAGCTGCCCACGCCCGCGGAATTTGAAACGCTGGAGCATGTGCGCACCCTGAACAGCGCAGGCAATTACATCGGCAGTGACGGCTACGGCGGCAGCCTGTACTGGCGCGCCACACCCTACCAGCCGATCCAGCTGATCGTTTATTTTTCGGATGAACCGCCGGTATCCCAATCGACCATCGGCAGCGTGACCAGCGAAATAACCGTTGACGGCAGCGCGGCAATCCGCGTTGATATTAGCAAATCATCCACGCAGGGCTGGCACAAGGTAACCTGGCAGTTTGGCAGCTACAGCTACACGATGGGCGGCGTGACTGCGGATTACGTGAGCTACGCGATACCGCTTGAATGGCTGCGGGCGATTCCCAGCAGCATGAGCGGCGTGGGCAGCGTGACGCTGATCACCTACGCCGATGCCGGCATGACGGAGCAGGTGGGCGAAGCTGCAAGCGCCAACTTCACCCTGAAGGTGCCCGAAAGTGCAAGGCCGGAAGTATACGCAGGATGGGCAAGTGCTGCACCATACAACACCGGGCAGGCGGCTGGGTTTGCCACCTATATCCAGGGATACAGCCGGGTGAAGGTGAGCTTCAATGCCGTGCAGATCAGCCTGAAGTACGGCGCAACGATTGCCGGCTACAGCTACACGGTGCAGAATGCCACGGTTACGGCAGCGGACATGATATCCGGCCTGCTGAACCAGAGCGGCAGCACACGGATTGTGTGCACGGTGCGCGACAGCCGAGGGCTTACAAACAATGTGAGCCTGGATGCAGCGGCGATCACCATAAACGTACTGCCCTACAGCCAGCCGAAGATCAGCAGCTGGGTATTGCTCAGATCGGACAATTACGGCCCGCCCAACGATGCCCAGCACGGTGACAGGGGCGGTGCATACCTGTACGCCATGGCCACCGGGGAAGTGGCGGCAAGTGTTGGCATGGCCAGCCTGACGCTTCTGTACAAGCCCAGAAGCCAGAACAGCTATACCAGCGTGGCCATGAGCAACGGCGCAGCAGCCATTGTAAGCGGCCTTGCAGCAAACCAGAACTATGATGCCGTGATTGCGGTTACCGACGGACTGGGCAACACATACAGCGTTTCGGCGGTGCTGCTGCGCGAGCAGAAGACCTTCAAGATGAAGGAGGGCGGCCGCAGCATCGGAATCGGCGCACAGTACGGCGAGGATGACACACTGGTGCTGGGCTGGAAGCTGATACTGGAACAGGGGCTGGAAAGCTATGTGCCGGTTACGCCGGTTGGCGGCTGCATGATACTGGGGAGCGGATATGACCCCGCCACGATCATGGGCGGCGTTTGGAAGCAAATCAGCTGGAGCGGCGCACCGGACGGTGTGGTTCTCTGGCAGCGTACATCATAAAAGGGGGGACACCGATGGCATCTACCTACATTGACGAGAAAGAGAAACAGCAGCAGGCGGCAAACACCAGCCTTGCCGCAAGCCTGGGCGCGACCACGGGGCAGAAGGCAGCTGCTGCGCCCACGGATTACACTGCGAGGATCCAGCAGCTGGCCCAGCAGAAATACACGCCCAGCGAGAGTGTAATGAGCGCACAGAGCTACCTGCAGAGCATTGTGGACAACAAGCCCGGCTCCTACCAGAGCAAGTACACCGACCAGCTGCAGGGCCTGTACGACCGCATACTCAATCGCGAAAAGTTCAGCTACGACATGAATGGTGACCTGCTGTACAGGCAGTACGCCGACCAGTACCAGCGAATGGGCAGCATGGCCATGCAGGATACGATGGGACAGGCCGCAGCACTGACCGGCGGCTATGGCAACAGCTATGCGCAGACCGCAGGCCAGCAGACCTATCAGGGCTATCTGCAGCAGCTGAACAGCATGGTGCCCGAACTGGCAAATGCGGCGTATAACCGCTATGCACAGGAGGGCGCAGACCTGCAGAACCAGTATGCCATGGCGCTGGCTGCAGACCAGCAGGATTACGGCAGGCACCAGGACGCATACAACCAGTGGGCCGCAGAGCGCAGCTTTGCCCAGAGCGCATACGACAGCGCATACAGCCAGGATTACACCGATTACGCCAACCGACTGAACATGGCCCAGCAGACGCTGCAGATGGAGCGCGAGGATGCACAGAGGGCAGAGGCCTACGCGCGTGAGGACGCGCAGAGGGCGCAGGAGACGGCCTACAACACGGCCATGGCCATGATCCAGAAGGGTGTGCTGCCCACGGCTGAACTGCTGGCAGCGGCTGGCATAAGCGATACGGACGCACTGGAACTGGCCAAGAAGTATGGTTATAGGGCGCCGGGCAGCGGCGGAGGCGGTGGTGGTGGAAGTAAAAAAACGACTACCCCTGCTG